GTACTCCGTCTGTTCCTGAATTAGCTACCAATGGATTTTCTGCAAATGCCATGTAGATGTATGAATCATCAGCATCATTTATATTGTTGTCATCTTTTCTAATTTTAAAACCATTACTTACAAAATCACAATAATCTGCGTCAATATCATCTTCAGCAGAAGTAAGATTTGCAAAAGTTCTTACTTCAATAGGATTAAAAGAGGTTAATCTTTTATCATCTAACATTATCCAAGATGTATTAGCTTCATTAGTTTTTTTAGCTAAAACAAACGCAGGTTTAAATCCTGTATAAACAAATGTTCCATCTGCATTTCCATTACCAGTATAAGAACCAAACCTACTATAACCAGTTTTCTCTGCGAAGGAGTAGGCTATATACTGTTGGTTATCATCATTTACAGCAACAGAGTTTCCTAAAGTAAACACAGAAGAAGTTGGATTTGTAGAGTTAAACCCTGCGTTAAAATTAGTTCCAGCAGCAGTTGAATTTAAAGAAAGAACTTTTTCTGGGTCATTTAATGCCCCCACATGAACTATCCAATCTCCTGCATCTCCCATATTTTTTAAAATTATTATTTTTGGTGTAGCACCAAGATTATGTGGGATTGTATGACCTGATGTTGAATTACCAGCATAATTAATTATTGATATACCAGCTGTTGTATTTACACGACCAGAATATGATCTTTCTGAGCCAGAGCCTGTTGTTGTTCCTGAAACTCCTGTTTCACACTTCCAATTCCAAGCTACAAAAGTTCTTCCATTATAGTTTAAAGCACCTTGTGAACCTGTAACATAACCATCTGCATTCCATGCAGAAATACCTGCTGTTATAGTTGCTTGTGCATCATTATTATTTGTATATAAAATTTTTTGTGAACCTCTTATTGCATCTTGTAAATAATGATAATAAGCATAATCTCTACCTTTGACCCATGTAAAATCTGGTTGAAAACCAACACCACTAATAGTTTGTGTTCCACCATTACCAGTATAAAGTACAGTATTAAAATAATCAGAAGGTTTTACAATTGAACTATAAGCCATAATTTTTATCCATAAGTGTTAATATTTTTAGTATTTAAAGCATAATAACCCGATGGTACATCATATTCGAACAGACTTCCATTCCCGTTAGATCCTGCAGAAGTTATAGCTGTGGTACCAAAATAGCCGTTACCAAAGTTTGCATCCCATTGACAATTATTGTTATATACTGAACTTGCAAAAGTTAAAGCATCTCCTGTGTTTAAAGAAGAAATGTCATAACCACCAGTATTGTTAGCTGGGTTGCCACTTGCTAACCATGTTCCACCATTTACTCTAAAGTGACATTTATTATTTGTAATATCTAATGCTATTGAGACAATACTATTAGTTGTATATGTTATAGAAGTTTGACTATCAACAACACTTGCACTTTTATAAACATTTCCATTAGGGTGCATTGCTATTCCATTATTTCCAAGATACGTATTATAAACATAATTATTCATTGATAAAACACCACAATAAGGAGATGAACCATCTTGTGGTCCAAGATTTATCATTTTAAATTCTGCATACCATTTTCCAGTAAATCCACCTAAAGTACACATGGCTTGTCTTTGCCCAACAGAGCTTGTTTCTTTTTGAGTAGTATTTCCATTTGATAAAATATTGTAATCACCTAACCTAGTTATACTGTTATATGTAGCACTAACATTTGTTGGTGTATCAAGTGCTTGTCTGCCATTACCATTAACTGTAAATGTGTTTGAGTTACCTGAACTATCTAAACCTAAGTTACCAGAGTTTTCAAATTTTAAATGAAAACCATTTGTACCCCAAGTAACACCAGATGGTGATTTAAATTTCCAGATACCTGATGTAGAATCTGTTTCACCGAATACAGTTGGTGCTAATGCTTGACCATCTACGAATGCAACATGACTTAAATAACCATCAAAATTTAAATTGGTACTAGTTGTTTTTCTTCCTATTTCAAAAGTAGCACTACTTACATAGGTTATTGCTTCATTTTGACTGGGATTAGTTTCTGCTGAAAAAGATGTTTCTTGAACACCATTTACATAAAATTTAACTCTATCTGATGCTGTTGATTGTGTTGTATCAATTTGTAAAACTAGATGATAAAATGCAGAAGCATCTCTAAAAACTCTATTAGTTTTTCTTTCAATTATTTTAGTACCACTTTTTTGTGAATAAACTTGTAATGTATCATTATCCATAAATCTAAAATAAAGTTCATTACTTCCATCAGTAGAAAAACTAAACAAAGCTACACTACTTGAAATCAATGATCTTTTGGCCCAAACAGAAAAAGTCATTTTTGTATTTAAAGATGCTGTTCCCGATGTTCGATTTAAATAACTGTTTGCCATAATATTATCCTAGTTGAAACTCATAGAGTTGTTTGCCCCTAAAACTATTGTTATTGTAAATTCTCTGTCTGCAGTCTGTCCTTGAGCGTCAGTTGCACGTATTGTAAAAGTATATGTTGTATCAGTAGTAGCACCAGATTCTGTACCTGTAAGTGTAGACGAACCTGTGCCACTATTCAAGGTCATACCACCAGGAAATGTTCCAGATGTTTTTGCCATTGATACTGAATTTGTTGCCGTTAATGTAATTGTACCAAAACTTGCCCCACCTGCAAATGTACCAAGTGTACCTGCTGAAGTTACCCATGCTGGTGCATCAGAAACTGTAAGCACTGCAGATGTTTGAATTGCATTACCGTCTGGATTTTCAATATATAATAAGTAAGTGCCATCAACAGGCAATGTAAATTTTACTGTAATTTGTGCTGCTGAATTAAAAGCTACTTCATCAGCAGATACTCTAGCACCTGTAGTTGAATTAATTGCTGTAACCAATGGAACTGATACAAAGTTACCACCTGCAATTACACAAGTTGTTTGAGTGTTTTCAACTACGTTTGGAGTTATGGATGTAAAAGTTGGTCTTGTCTCTGTAACTAAAGTAATAGATCCACCTAATGCTACCGCAGTACCATTAATTGTAATTTGTCCTGAACCTGGTAAATCAGAATTTGATACAGCTCCAGAAGGAAATGATACTGTATCTCCAGCATCTCCTAAAGTTACCGTTGTCCCTGATCTTGGACTAATTTTATTTACTTTTACTTCAGACACGGAGTTTAAACTCCTATCAGTATATTAGCTTCATCTTCTGTTAATGCTTCTCCTGCAATTAACTTTGCTTTAGCACTAGCTTTTAAATCTGCTTTAGCTTGTTGTTGAGATTCAAATTCTGCTATTTGTTCTGTAGTTATCTCAGGAGTAAATGTACTTCCATCATAATTATCTCCAAATTTTACTGTGTCATCACAATCAACCCAAGTCATTGTAGAATGAACCTCAAACTCAGTTTCTTGAATATCTACTACTTTATTTTCTAAAATTAATGCTTTCATTATTTATATTCCTCTACATAACAAATTCCGTCACCACCAGAACCACCTCTATTAGTTTGATTATTACCAGAACCTGCTGCACCACCTGCACCAAGTCTACCTTGACCTCCGTTGTTTGACCAGATTCCACCACCTGCAGCTCCCCAATAAGAACTTCCACCTTCAGATGATGTCATAGCACCTCCTGCACTTTCTAAAGCCATACCACTTCCACCTCCATGTATATTAATATCACCACCAGTTGCAGCACCTCCGCCAATTCCAAAGTTAAATGCACCTGGAACACAACCACCAGTTCCACCAGCAGCAGAACAATAAGAACCAAAAGATGATGTTCCACCATTACTACCTGCAGCAGCATCATTACCATTACCACCTGAAGCAATAGTTACAGTTACTGAAGTTACGGAAGATACATCTATAAGTTTTATAGCAGTTGCACCAGCACCACCACCAGAACCAGATTGATAGCCGTAAGTACTATTTGTACTTCCTCCGCCTCCACCACCACTTCCAGTAATATAAACTCTAATTTTTGTTATACCTGTTGGTTTAGTCCAAGTTCCACTTGATGTAAAAACTTGTGTAGAAGCAAATCCACTATCAGCAGTTACAGCTCCCCAAACTGGGTTAGCGCCACTACCTTGTGTTTTTAAAAATTGTCCAGATGTTCCTGCTGCAAGTCTAGCAAGACCAGATCCATCTCTATATAAAATATCTCCTTGAGTAGTAAGTGTACTTGAAGCACCTCCACCCTGAGCCATGATTTCCCAATAAGTACCATTAGTTACTGCATTTCCTTGTGATGCTAAAATACAAACGTAACTAGATCCACCAGATGAAACTACATCATCTACTACGTAAGCAGTACTATTATTGTACGCACCTTTCCAATTAAATTTTATAGCACCTAAATTTATTTCAGCCATGTTTTCTCCTGTTGTATCATATCATTAAATCTCCTCATTGTAAATTAAATTGTTGCTATTAAATCTCCGTTAGAAATACTAAAAGTATAACCTGTTCCTGCAAATAAACAATCGTCAAAGGTAGCATATGTAGCTTTGCTTATGTTATCTGAGCCACCTCCTGTAGTCGTTATTAACAACTGACCACTAGCATTTTTACTAAAACCATATACCTCAGGGCTACTTAAACCTGTTGCTGTACCTTGGTTTTGAAAAGTTACTCCAGAAGGAATATTAATAGTATCACCTGATTCTCCTAATTGTGTTGTGCTTCCAGACTGAGGTATTATTTTATCTACTTCTAATGTGCTCATTATAATATAATTAAAACTCCTGTTACTGTTATTGTACCTGTTACTGTTACTGGTCCTGCTAATACACCTGAATCCATAGTTTGAACTTCATCTAGTGTAGATGCATGAGTTACAACGTAACCTGTTGCTTGCATAACAGGTGACATTGCTTTTTTAGCAGGGACAGTACAAAAAACATCTTTAGTTCCGCCTTGAAAATTTACTTTGGCATTTGAATTAGTAGATGATAAAACCGTATCTCTAGAAAGAGTATCTGGTGTTGCATCAGTTACTGTACCAATTCCAATTTCAAATTCTGTTAAAGCTATATTAGTAATACAATAATAAGTTTCTATTCCATTACCAATACCTGCTACAAAAGTTTCAAAACCTTGTGAAGCACCTAATAATTGAATTGTTCCTGTTCCGACAGAAGTACTTGTTTCTTTTACTCTATCATTAATGACGAGTGCAGCCATAAGTAGTACTCCTTTAAGCTATTCTAATTAAACCAGCACTAGCATTAGCAGTTGGAAACTGTAATTCAAAAGTTCCGTTTGTTGAAGTTTTAACTCCTCCAAAATCTAAAACTGCAATTGCAGAATTAGCATTATTTGCATTATATAAAAGTGCTGCTTGTGCTGAAATTGTTGCATTAGGAAATGTAACATTATCTGCATCAAAAATTGCTGTAGTTCCATCTACTGAAATAGCTACATTAGTTAATGCGTTTCCGCCTGTAGTGTAATTAGTATTTGAATCTGAAACTTCATTTGCAGTTATATAAATTGATGTAGTTGCATTTAAAGTTGCTGCATTAGTGTATAGTGCACATTTAAGAGTTTGAGCTTCAAGGTTTCCACCAGGCGACATCAAGTCTTGTTTAAATACTGTGCAAATCGCTTGTGTTATTGCCATATTATTGTCCTCCAGTTAATGTGTTTGTACCAACAGGGCTACCTGGAAACTTATAGTCAGTTCTTCTTCTTCTACGAGCTTCATTATTAACAGTGGCAACTCTTGTATTATACAAATTTAAGTATATAGTATAATCTTCCATGTTCTTTGTAAAGAGATTTGCTTCTGCTAAACACCCATATAATAAAACATCTGGAATAGTTTCAGTGTACCAATTAGTAGTGTTAGTATTAGATAAAGGATTAATTTTTCCTTGATATCCTAATTTAAGAGTATAAGCTTGATCTGGAGTAGGTGCTAAATATACACGATCATCATCAAAATTAGCAAAATATTTAGGTTGACCTTGAAGAGCTATATTTGGCCAATATTCTTGGCAATAAGCTAAAGTTTTCATTTCTAAATATGTAACTTGTGAGCCTACAGTTATAGTTAAATAATTAAATAACATAGGTTCGATAGCAGTTGGAAGATTTACAAATCTATCGCCAGCTATTGCTGTAGTAGTTACATTTTCATTAAAGCCTACAGGATCAATATCTCTAGATAATGAAGCAAATGTATTATCTATAAAAGTATCTAGTTGATTATTAAAATCAGTTCCAGTATTTTCTGCCCAAGTTTGTATATCAGTCTTTAGACTGCTGTAAGTCATTGCCATTTTTATTCTCCACTTTTACGTCATCGTCAATCTTAAATTTAGTCCATACGTGTCCTGCAAATGGATAAGTTCCATAATGAGTTAAAGGACTACGAAGATCAACATGTATTTTACCGCCTATCTTTTGCCATAATCTACAAAAAGCATAATCCTCTGATAAATATCTATTACTTTTTTCATCAATAATACAGTCAAAAAATGCGTAACAGTTGTTACTTCCATACTTTTTACCATTAATAATTTGATCGCTAGTATATTTAAGGTTAGGATAAGCTTTAATCATTTTTCTAAATACTTCTTTTTTAATACACATAAATCCAGTTGCTGCATCCATTACTTCTGTAAAACCATTATTAACTTCTATATTATTAGGATCTGAAAAATTAAGATTATAACCTAAAGCTCTTTGTTCTAAATGTTTATCACTTTTTTTCATTAGTTCTGGTATTCTTTCCCAATCAATAGATTTTCTAGGATATACTCCACAAGCTACATCGTAATCTGATAATATCATACGACTAACAGCATCTCCATTAAATCCTATATCAGAATCAATAAACATTAAATGAGTAAATAAATCAGGATTAGAATCATCTGAATCTAAAAACTGACTTACTAAAGTATTTCTAGCTCTAGTAACTAAACTTTCATTTCCCATTGTATTTAGATGTACTCTATAATTATTCTTTGCTGCAGATTGAGTTACACTCATAACTCCATGTAAGTATCCTTCAGAAAGTTGACCGCCATAACAAGGTGTTGCGATCATAACACTCAGTGTTTTATTTTTTATCATGTAATAACAACTGTAACATTTCCTAATGTAGTTGTTAACAAATTTGTATTATTTAAATACCATGTTGTAGGAAGAGTTGCAACTCCTACATAAACAGATTGACCAGATGTATTTTGAAAACTTGGTAAAGCAGTAACTTGATTAGGAACACCGCCAGTAGAAGATCCTACTGCACCTCCACCTGTTCTTGCTGCTTGAGTTGCAGATATACTAGCTGATGGTCTTGCATTTTGTAAAGTTTGAGCATCAGTAAAATAAGTTAAATCTAATTGTGGCTGTTTTGGTTCCCATTCGGAAGTATGTACAAACATTCCAGTCCATTCAAATACCATTTCTTGATAAGGAAATTTTAAACCCGATCTATCTGAAATTGCATAAGCATATTTTCCTCCAGAAAATTTTGCAGAAGGTGCTCTATGAGGTCTAGTACTTGCTGGTACTCTAGCCATTATGAATAAAAACTCGTCCCTGTTGCTGGTAAAATTCTAGTTGAAGGAGTATCATCGCCAGCAACTAATCGTTGATATGCTTCTTCATAATCTATTTTTAAAGTCTGTTGTGTAGCTGGTGTTACACCAGTTCTTTTTTTAGAAAGATAATAAGCAAGTCCTGCGCACATACACTCGAAAGCTCTAAATGGTACATCTATATTTTGTTCTACACCACTTACAGTAGAGGCTGTAATATCTTCTATTTTTCGCATTCTATAATAAGTAATAGTATAATTAGTATCAGGAGCTGGATAAATTTTTAAAACAGGTGTACTTAATCTTTGTAAATAATATTGTGTAGGTCTAGCTTGTGTAGTTTTATTTGAAATTGCTGCATAATCATTTAATCCTAATGCAGTCATTGCATATTCAGTTCCATCACTAATTTTAATATTTGCATTAATTATATCTACTGTATCACTAGGTAAAGTGTATTCGATAGTTCCAGTTGTAATAGCTAAAGTTTTATATTCTACTGTCCATTGATTGTAACCACGATTAGCCCAATCGCTAAACATAATATTCATACTACGTCTAGCTGATCTTACATCGTAACCTAAAATAGGATCACCACCTATTCTATCGTAAGCCTCTTGTATTACATCATTTACAGTTAAAGTAAATGTGGAAGTTCCTGATAAAGCCATAGTCCTCCATTATGCAAAAAATGCTGTAATTCCACCAACATCAGTTAAAGTTGCTTGTAAAGATGTACCAAATCTTACACCGTCACTTGGTAAATTAATAGTAACTGGTCCCGATGATACACTTGCAGCTGTAGGCACTGTAAATTTATTTACACCACCATCTTTAAAAACTACTGTGCCTGCACTAGCTGTTGGTGTAATTATAAAAGCTTTTAATCTAGTAGGTCCACCAAATAATGTTTGTGTACCTCCAGTAGTAGAAGTAAAAGCTACATTAAGATCCGATCCTGCCATTTTTTTCTCCTATATTAAATTTAATTTTCGTAAGTTTTCATATAATAACCCAACTCTATCTGAATTAACAGAAGGTTTTAGGTATTCAGTTATTAACTCTTTTGCTTGAATTGATCCCATGTCTACAGGTTTTACATTAATATTGTCAGAAGCTTTAACATCTAAATTATTTTTAGGTACTTGAAGTTGTTCTCCTCCACTACCACTAAAAGTATCAATAACTTTTTCAATGTTTTTTAATTTTTTTTCTAGTGTATCTTCGCCTTTTTTTTCTTCATCTTTTTTAGTCGTACTTACTTCTAAATCTATTTTTTCATCACTATCTTTATTTGCTTCTTCATTTTTTTTCTTTTCTCTAATATCTATCGCTTTTGTAACTGAATCTTC